GTGAACGCCGACGAGCTCTTCGAAGAAGGGCTGGCCGTTGTCAGGCCGTCGGCCTTGAGCGACCCTGTCGCTTACCTGAAGGAGAACGTTAAGAAGATTCCGGCGGGCGTGTTTGACGGAGGCTACAACCCGAAGCGCTGGCCGTGGATCGGTGAGGCCGTCCGCATCTTCAACGCGCCGACGACGTCGCGCCTGTTCATGCCCTGGGCCATCGGCTGCGGGAAGACGCTGACGCTGAAACTCTGCGCCACTTATCTGATGGCTAACCGCCGTGCGTCGATGGCCATCTTCCTCGACTCTCAGGACAAGGCGAAGGCGTTCACGATTAACGAGCTGAGGCCGCTGTTCGACCAGGTGTCCGACATCCGAAGCCAGATGTCCGGGGACGACAACGACAAGTCGGGCACGTTGCGGTTCGCGGACGGGTCTCTGATTCACAACCGCTCGGCCTCGACGGAGAAGCACCTGCAGTCGTTGCACGTGCGCTACGTCTTCGGCTCGGAAATCTGGCAATGGCCGAACGGCGCTCTGGCGATGAGCATGAGCCGAATGAAGGCGGCGGCGTTCGCGAGCAAGGCGATTTACGAGAGCCAGCCCGGGGACATCGAAGGACAGGGCGCTGAGTTCTGGAAGTTCTACCTGATGACCGACCAGCGTGAATGGATGTTCGTCTGTCCCAACGAGGCGTGCCGCCATCGGCAGCCCTTTCTCTGGGACTACATCAGGTTCCCGGAGGGGGCGAAAATGGTGGACGGCTGGGACCTTGAGGCGGTGCAACAGGGCACGACCTACGAGTGCTCGAAGTGCCGTCACCGTATGGAGGACAACGACGAGGTCCGCACGATCTGCAACGAGGTCGAACGCGGCGCCGGGTTCGAGGCCACGACCAAGGCTGAGAAGGCCGGCTACGTCGGGCTCCACGTCAACGCTCTTGCGTCTACGAGCTGGGGGTCGCTCGCGGTGGACATGATCAAAGCGAAGCAGGTCGCAGACTTGGTCGGGGACCAGACCCCGCGTATGCTGTTCAAGAACCAGTATTTGGCTCTGCCCTGGAGTGATGACGGCACGGGAAGCATGGTCGTCTCGACGGAGTCCTCGGACTACGCCATGGCCGACCCTTGGGAAGCGGTCTGCTACATCAGCCCGCGCGGTCAAATCGTGGACAAGGACGACGCTCCCGAAGGCTCGGTCAAGTTTATCAGCCTGACCATCGACTGCCAGATGGACCACTTCTGGGTGGTAGTCAGGCAGTGGGCACGAACGGGCCACAGCCGGCTGGTCTACTTCGGCAAGGTCCTGAGCACTGACGGCCTAGGCGATTGGTCCGGCCTCGACGCCTTGGCGGTCAAGCACGGCGTCCACCCTCAGCTCGTCATGGTGGACTCTGGCGGCGCGGACACCACGACCCAGACGGTCTATAAGCAGTGCGCCACCCGTGGCTGGTATTGCTCGAAGGGTTCGGGTCAGGAATACTTCAACGTCAAGACGAAGGCCGGGGACACTGTCCGGCGGTTCTACAACACCCCTACCGCCATCCATGTCCCGGGCATCCGCACCCCCACGGCGCTGGTGGTCTGGTCCAACCTGTCGGGCAAGGACCTGTTCCACGGGATGCGCTCGCGTAAGGTGTTCACCTTTGCCCGGGATGCCGACCCCGGGTATATCGAGCAGCTGAACTCGGAGGTCCGCATAAAGGAGGCAGGCAAGGCCATGTGGCGACTACGGAAAGGAGTCCGCGACAACCATGCTTTCGACTGCGAGCTTCTCGGGATGCTGATCGCGGCGCGCTGGGGCCTGCTCGGTCGGGACGAACCGCAAACCTTACCCGCCCCGCAATAAGTATATGCTCGGCATCTACGTAGGCGTATCAGAGGACGTGCTGCTGCAATACAAGCAGGAAGCACTAGGGGACCTCGGCAAAGCCGTGACGTCCTACTCGGACTCCGGCACTTCCGTGAACAAGCAGTTCGGGATGCCCCCCCAGCAGCGCCTGCAGGAGATTAACTACGCTTTGTCCCGTATCGACCCGAAGAAGTATGGCGGTGCACATACCTCCGTGCAGAAGAACTGGGATATGCGGGTTGACCTCTGATGCGAAAGAAGACCACGCCCAAGACCAAGACCGAGAAGAAGGGGCCGTCCGCCTCGTATTCTCAGTTCGCCAGCACGACCGACTCGGGTGCTCGGCGTATGCTGTTCATCGGTGCGGTCACCGACCAGCGTAAGGAGGTCACGTCCGGCACGCGCCTGACGATGGTCGGCACGTCCCGCTGGGCCGTCCGCAACAGCCCGATCTACAAGCAGTGCATCGACGAGGCCGTGCTGGTCTCCATCGGTGACGGCCTTGTGGCTCAGTCCAACGCCCGCGACCCCGCTGTGGCCGTTGCCCACCAGAATTATTTCCGCGACTGGTCCACCCGTTGCGACCTGACCGGACGCTACAACCTGGGGCAATTGCAAGCCATGTGGATGTCCGGGGCTTTGGTCGATGGCGATAGTTTCGGCATCCTGACCAACGACCCGAAGACAGGCATCCCGAAGGTGCAAATCCTCGAGAGTCATCGAGTGGGGACTCCCTCCGACAAGTTCGACACCAGCAACGTGGACGGGGCTTACCTCGGCACGTATGGCGAAATCACGGGCTGGAATGTCTACACCGACGGCGACAAGAAGGACCGATACGTGCCGGCGCAGTCCATGCTCCAAGTCATGGAGTTCGAGCGCCCGTCTGCGGTGCGTGGATACCCTGTGCTTCAGTCATCGCTCAACTCGGTGAGAGATCACCTGGAGGTCTTCAGTCTCGAGGTCCGAGCGGCCCGCGATTCGGCGGACCATACTTTAATCCTGAAGAAGCAAGGCGGGGTGCTTCAAGACGACCCGGCCTCCAAGTTCTCCGGCGACTACAATTCCTGCGAGAAGATGGCCAGCCAGATGGGCGGCAAGATGCTGGTGGTCGATACCAACGAGGACCTCTCTCAGCTGACCCAGACCCGCCCCTCTCAAGCGTGGATCGGGATGATGACCGCCATTGAGCGCGACATCGTCCGCCTGCTCCCCTACGAATACCAGGTCACGCCCGGAGCCCTCGGCGGTTCCTCGGTGCGTCTGGTCGCTGGCCGCGTGTCACGATGGGCTGGCAAGTGGCAGAGCATTATCATCGACAGCCTCGACAGGGTCTACGACTACGTCATCGCTGACGCCATCGCCAAGGGCAAGTTGCCCGACGACCCGGACTTCAACCGCAAGTCTTGGATCACGCCCCGCGACATCACCGTGGACGCTGGCCGCGAAGCCTCGCAAGACCGTGCCGACCTGCAGATGGGTCTGACCACGGCGCAGGCCATCCTCGGCAAGAAGGGCATGACCTACGACGAGGTGCTCGAGCAGCGCGCCGTCGAGATGGAGAAGCTCGTGCAGAAGTCCAAGGAGCGGAACCTCCCGCTGTGGATGCTTTACCAGTCGGCCTTCAACTGGCTGCAGCAGGGTCAGGCTTCGAGCCAGACGCCTGACGCGGTCGCTGATAACCTCGACCTCCCTCCCCCTCCCGAACCCTCTAATCCATGAAGTGCTTAATCAACGGACTGTCCGGGCGCGAGCCCTTGCTCTGCGACCCTATCAAGGCCGCGAACCACATGAAGTATGCCGAGAAATACGGCGTCGTGGACAGCGTGCTTGATATGTTCTTTAACCCTGTCGCGAAGCCCTACGTCACGCAGGGCGGAACGGCGGTCATCCCGCTCCAGGGATTCCTCGGTGTCGGCCTGACCAAGTTCGAGAAGATGACCGGGGCCATGGACATGACCGAGGTAAGCGAGCAGATTGACGAAGCCCTCGCCAACCCTGCGGTCCAGCGCATCGCCTTCGAGATTGATTCCCCTGGTGGGACTGTCGTCGGCACGCCCGAACTCGCCGACAAGATTGCCAGCATCCCGCTGCCGACCATGTCCTACGCCAAGAAGCTCATGGCCTCTGGCGCATACTACACCGGCTCACAAGCCGACTACGTCATCGCATCGCCCTCCGCCATGGTGGGTTCCATCGGTGTGATCGCCGTGGACGAGTCCTACGACGAGGCTTTCAAGAACATGGGCCTCAAGGTCGAGGTGTTCCGTGCGGGCAAATACAAGGCCCCGAACATCGCCGGCGAAGGCTACACCGAAGAGATGCGCGCGCTCGAGCAGAAGGCCGTCGAGGCCATGCACGAGGAGTTCAAGCAGACCGTCCTCCGCAAGCGTTCGCTCGCTCGTCGCGAAGACATGGAAGGCCAAGTGTTCTCTGGCCGGGAAGCCGCCGCCAAGAACCTCGTCACGGGTCTGGCAACGTCCTTCGCCGAGGCCCTCGCCGCTTTCGAGCAGGCCGCTTAACCTTACCCCCTACGCAATAGTATATGACCATCGAAGAACGCTTCAAGGCCGCCGAGGCCGCTGTCGTCTCCCTCACCGCTGAACGCGACGACCTCCGCAAGACGGTCGAAGCCTCCGTGGTCAACGTCTCTGCCGAACTCGACCAGGCTAAGGTCGATGCCGCCGCCAAGGACCAGAAGGTTCAGGAACTGGAAGCCGCCCTCGCCGAGGCCAACGCCAAGATCGTCGAGCTCGAAGCCTCCAAGGCCACCGCCTCCGTCGAGGCCGCGAACATCCTCGCCTCTTCTGGCGTGGCTCCTGTCGCCGCCCCGGTCGTCGCCGCCGCTGTCGGTTCCATCCACGAGCAGTATGCCTCGATGCCTGCCGGCCCTGAGCGCCGCGCCTTCCTCAAGAAGCACAAGGCCGTCCTCTTCTCCAAATAATTTCCCCCTCTAACCCTCCACTAGCTACCCATGCCTAACACCATCAACAGCGCTCTGATCGTCGATACCGTCGCCGAGCTCAGCCTCACCTCCCTCTCGAACCGCCTCGCGGCCCTCGGCAACTTCGCCTCCGACTTCTCGGCTGACGTGAAGCGCCCGAAGGACGTCGTCCAGGTGGCTCTCTCCACCGCCGGCAGCACCACGCTGACCAACCCGACCGCGTTCAACGTCATCGGTGACAGCACCCTCGGCGCCACCGCCGTCTCGCTGAACCACCTCTACCAGCCCTTCGGTCTCTCCTACGCCGACATCCAGAACGGCATCAAGCTCGAGAAGATTCTGAAGATCAACATGGACAAGCTGGCCGACTCCATCTGGGCCGCCGCTACCGCTCCTATCACCGTCGCCAACTTCGGCGCCGCCACGGTCACCGCCGCTGATTCGGCTGTCACCCCTGGCTCCGCTCAGCTGAAGGCTCTCTGGGCCGGCGTCTCGAAGGCCGGTCGCAAGACCCTGATCGTGAACCCGGGCATCTACTCCCAGCTCATCCCGACCAGCACGACCTCCCTCCCGCTCTCCGCTGGCGCTTACGGTTTCGATGGTGGCGTGTTCTACGCTTCCCTCTTCCCGTCTGAAGCGAAACTCGCCGGCTTCGCGGTTTCCAGCGAAGCGCTGGCCATGGCCGCTGCCGCCCCGGACCTCGACGCTGTCGGCAACGACTTCCTCGTTCGCGAAGTGGTTCCGATCGAAGGTCTCGGCATCTCGGTCTACTACAACGTCTGGGCTGACAAGAGCACCCGCAACCTCGTCGGTTCCATGGAACTGATGTTCGGCGCGAACAAGGCAATCACCACGGGCACTCTCGCCTCGGTCTACAACCCCTAATCGGGGCTGAGTCCTGAAACAGCCCCCAGCGATGGGGGCTTTTTTGTATCCCTAAATCCCTACCCACCTCATGTCCCTCTACGGTTCCACCTTCAACTCTGACTTCCAATCCATCCTGGCAGACATCGGGGTTCCGGCTACGGTCGGGGCCAACCTGTTCCTTGTCGGCCTATCCCAACCCATGAACACCCCCAAGTTCGACGCGGGGGGCTTCACCGAGGAAAAGATGTGGACGGTGCGTTTCGCCGCCGCTACGGCCCCTTGGACGGCTTCTGATGGCCGGGTTGGAGGTCAGGTAGCCACAATCGCCTCGGGCGTCCCTGTGGCCTCCCTAGCCCCTGGCAAGAAACTGACGGTCAACGGGCAGGTCCTCCGGGTCAAGGGCCAGTCCTACAAGCAGGCCAGCGCCGTCATCGAGCTGACCTGCATCGACGACAACCAGTAATGGCCGAGAAGCGGACACCTATCGACCCGGCCAGCCTCGCGGACTTCAACGCGACGCTGAGGCACTTTGTCGAAGAGTTGAAGCTGGATATGGAAATGGTCACCCGCCAGCAGATCAGGCTGATGTGCCGCGACGCCATGACCTTCACCCCTCCGATGCCTGCCGGCGGTGGCCGTGGCTTGAGCGTAGCCGCCCACAAGGCTGGCATGAACAAGCTGGGGAATGACGTTAAACGCATCTTCATTCCTGCGGACAGCCCCAAGAAGGGGATGCCTGTCCTGCTGCGCCGCGTCATCAACTCCGTAAGGGGTGACGACCGACAGGCGTATATGGACATCCACGGCAACTTCAACTCAGCCAAGGCCAAGGGTATCTCCCCGGTCATGCGTAAGATTCTGGATGACACCAGCTGGGAGCGCTCATTCAAAAAGGCCAAGAACTACCTGAACAAGGCGAACATCTTCGGGCAGATCAGGCCGATTGAAGGCCAGACCAACAACCTCCGAGGCATCCACGACAAATACAAGAACGCCGTGAACGGACGCTGGAAGCGCAACCAGGGACTCGGCGGCCCGCAGTATATGGTCGGCTCAGTTCAACAACTCCAAGCCTACATAGCCGAACGTCAGGCCAAGGTTGGCCGAGTCAAGTCTGGCTGGGCGGCGGTCCTAGCGCAGGTCCCAAAGCCCGTGACCAAGAAGGGCGTCGAGCGTAACTTCGGCGCCTATGACGCCCCTTGGGTGGACGCCAACAAGCGCTCGGCTGATGGCTTGTTCAGCTCAAGTCAAAGCCCGGGCTTCGTCTCCATGACCGTGATGAACATGATCGGAAACGTCAATAACGTTGCGGGCGAAGCCGGCACGGAGAACCTTGTCTACGGCAACCGCGTCAGACAGATGCGAACCGCCGTCCAGGAATACTTCAACCCAACCATCAAAAAGGCTAACCGCCGCAAAAAATAACCTCTCTATGGGAACGAAAAGTGCCAGACATATCGTGGAAGCCGCCGTGGCCTCCCACCTCACCGCCCAGGTCGAACTGACCGGGGTCAACATCTACAAGGGCGATAGCGCCGACACGAACGTGCTCCCCAAGGCCATCGTGCTCTGCGACTCCGCCCGCCTACCTAACGACTTTCCGGACGGCCTCGGCAACTACTCATGCACCGTCCGCGTCACCCTGCTGGACTCTGCCGACGACGTGACCCTGACGGATCACCGCGCCCGGGTGGCCGCCATCGCCGGGTCCATGCAGGACCTCGAAGCGATGCAGGCCGTGTTCACCCTGCAGGGCGACGCCCACTGCTACGACATCACCCCCATGTCCGAGGATGAGGGGGTCAACGAGCGCTCCTGGGCATCGGTCCTAGTCTACGACATTCTGGTGGTCGTGAACCCCGAGGGCTAACCTTACCTTATCCGCAATAGTATATGGCTGCTATCGTCAAAGGGGTAACCGCAATTTACGGCATCGCCGGCGCCGCCGTTGCCAATGCCGTTGTCCAGTCCTACACTAACGACGGTGAGTTCACCTCTGAGGCCACCATCGTCGATGAGGATGGCATGACCGTCGCATGGCGCGGTGACGATAGGAAGACCCAGATCTCCGTGGAAATCATCGCGAAAACGTCAGCGATTCCTGTCCTCGGCGCGGCCTTCTCCCTGACGGTCAACACCGCTTCGTCCTACGCTGGCGGCACTGCTTCGACCGCTTTTTCGGGCTGGGTCCAGAAGGTCTCAGACAAGGGATCTAATCGCGGCTATTCCGCCGTGACCGTTACTGCTGTCGGCTACGAGGCCATCGCCTCCTAACCGCATGGACCGCCGATTCACATCGGCTTTCACGGACCCAGCTAACACGTTTTTGCTGGGCCGTTTTGTTTCCCCGTTCTGCCTGCTTCACCGCGTGCAGCTGGAAGCAGCCGAAAGCCCCCTCCTTCGTTCTGAAGCGGACATCCGTCCGCTCGATCTGCTGGTGGCCGTCAAGATTTGCTCGGGCGAACGAATCGACAAGCTGACGCTGAAAGACTCTTGGTATCTCGGCAGGATGAACTCCAACGGGGATTACTTCGCCGAGCAGATTGACCGCTTCTCCAAGTTCGTCCTGGTCAGCGCGTGGCCCAAGTTCTGGGAGCGTAAGTCCAAGAGCATGGAGACATCCGGCATCCCTTGGCCGCTCAGCGTGGTGGCCAACTTGGTTGCCAACAACATCTCAGAGGACCGGGCGTGGACGATGCCGGAGTGCCAAGCCATCTGGCTTAACTCCGCCTTTGCCGTGTGCAAGGGAGCCGAACTTAAAGTCCTTACCACCGAGGACGAAGAACTAATCGAACAACTCGAAAAGAGCCAAGCATGAGCAACGTCATCAAGTTCAGCATCAACGGCGACACCAACGCCGAGCAGGTGACCGAGAAGGTCAAGAAGTCCGTAAGCAACCTGGAGAAAAACATGGAAGGGGTGCAGAACCGCTTCAAGTCCTTCGGCAAGGACCTGTTCCTTTCCTTCGCGGCTCCGATGGTCCTGTTGAACGCGGCCATCAGCGCCATCTCTGCCTCCATCGAAAAGAACAAGCAAGCGGTGCAAGACGCCAAGGCTGACGCTGAGAAGGGTGAGAATAAGTATATGCGCGCGGGCACGGTCACCTCAGCCCGTGAAGCCGCTGGTCGCCGGCAGGACGCCCTAGATCGCCAGAACGCCAAGATCGCCGCCGAGGCTTTAGCCAGGGAGCAAGGCCAAGAAGGCGGTGGAACCTTCAGCAAATCCGAAGCAGAGTCAGCCATGGCCACTTACGTGGAAGAAGGTAAGGGTTTCTGGAATACGGCTGGCCGTTTCTTGGATACCATGGGGATGCAAATCGGCATCAACGACTACGCCAAGAACGAGGAAATCCAGAAGATTCTAGAGAACCGCGCCGCTGGCCGTGCCGCCAATACCCCGGAAGCCAAGGCCGCCGCCGAGGCCGCGTCCGCCGCCGCCGCTCAGAAGGCCGCAGCCGAGGCAGAGGTCGCCACCAAGAAGGAGGTCGATAGTATGTCCACCACCTTTAAATCTCCCGAAGGCTTCGGCAACGTGATCGGCGTCGGAGCCAACCCGGTGCTTGAGGCCATGAACGCCCAGCTCGAAGAACAGAAGTCCCAGACCTCCCTTCTCCGTCAGCTCGTAGATTCCAACATGGTCAGGGGTGGCACGTGGATGGCAACTCCCCGCCCTTCGGCAACCACCCCTTAACAACTGAAAGCATATGCCTAACATCGTAGAAAAAGGAAACCCGCTGACGACCCCGCTAATCCAAGCGGGCTGGAACATCGTCGGGGACGGCTACGGTCTCATCACCTCGACGACCAAATATAAGTGCGATCACACCGTAGACCTTCAGGGCTTCGTAGCGCGCGGCCAACCGCACCCAGACCCGGCGTATTCTTTCCTCAAGGTCCATAAGTATAACATCAGCTGGGAGGCCCTTGGCATCGCGGTCGTGTCCCTGGACTACGTCGGCATCGACCCGAGTTTCAACAGCGGCAACTTCACCAACCCCGAGGTTGCCTCGTCTAACGGTCTGACGTCCGAGAACATCACGACTAACCAGAACTTCTTCGTCGAGGCTTTCGGTGGAAGCACCTACGCCATCGCCGGACAGCCTCCCTACACCCAGTCCCCCATCGGTCCGCTGGTGGAAATCAAAAGCCCGACCGACTACATCACGGTCACGACTGGGAGCACTGTCGTCAAGGTCAACAAGAAGCAGTCATACATGGGTCTCAACGGCGCTTGCTTCGAGGACGCTACGGGCGGTCGTTTCATCGGTTTCGTCAAACCCGAGTTCCGTCACTTCTACGGCAAGACGAACTACCTCGCCCCGACCTCCTCCTTCTCCGGCCACTTCTACACCACGCAGGCCGCCATGGTGAACGAAGCGCTTAGCCTGCTCGGAACTAGCTCTTTCAACAACAACTGGAACAGCAACCTTCCTAAGATCGTGCCCGACTATGCAGGCCCTGCCACCGATTGGATTTCTAACGACGACAACGGTAATTATAACCAGCTGCTTCTAAGTCAGGTAAACATCCAAGACTTCGGCGCCCTGTATAAGGTGAACTATGAGGTCCGATATAGCGTGCAGGGCTGGCCGAGCGAAGTATATCAGAAGGTCAGCACCCTC